TCGGCCAGCGTGCGGCTCATGCGCACGGCGAACGGGGCGCGCGCCTTCAACTCGGCCGCGAGCCCTGCGCGGCTTTCGACCTCGCGGCGCACGGTCGGCGAGAGGACGAGCATGCTGTGCCCGCCAGCTTGAAGCGCGACGCGGTAGAACGGCTCCATGTCGCGCACGACGCGCGCGCGCCACTCCTTGCGGTCGAACGGCTTCGCTCCTGGCTCGCGCGTGCTGTCCTTGCGCATCGCCTTCATCAGCGAGCGGTACTTCTCGGCGAACAGCTTCTCAAGGGGCGCGTTGTATAGGCGCATGTGACGCGCCCAAATTGCCGACGCGCGCCGGCTGTTAGGCACTGAACTCTTTCACCCCGAGCATCATGTCGAGCATCGCGTCGTCTCGATCGGCCCACGTACCGAAGGCCGCGTCCCATCCCGACGTCGGCTGCCCGCGCAGATGCGCGAGCGTGCGACGCAGGTACTCCGTTTGCTTGTCCTCGCACACCGGGATCGGCGCGTCCTTGTTGACGGCCGCCATGTCGAGCGAGTAGCCCGACACCTTCGCCCATCGCGCGATAGCCATCGCCTCGTCAGGCGTCAGCTTGCGCGACACCAGTGAGCGCCGCTGCTGATTGCCGGCGGGTGCAGGAAGCGTTGTGCCCGGTCGGCCGGGCGGCAGCGTCGGCTGATTACCGCCACCGACGCCGGGGATGTTGAGGCTGAGCTTCGACGCGCCCGGCACGTTGATCCCACCGCCGAACAGCGCCGCTAGACCATTCATCAGGCCCTGTGCGGGCGAGGCCGCCATGCTGGCAAGCTCGGTCAGCGAGCGCACTGCCGACATGCCTGCAGGCACCAAGTAAAGCTCGCCCTCCTCCGGACTCACGGGCGGCAGGCCAGCGACGCGGCGCCAGTCCTTGACCTTCACCGAGCCCGGCATCGCCGTCGCCGCCGTGAGCGTGAAGTTCTTGTCCTCCTGAATCGGCGACACGTAGTCGAGGTGGGCGCGCGGGTCGTACTCCGGGACGAGCGTGCGCTGGAAGAACTCGCGCCAGAGTTCGGCCTTCGGCACGATCACGTTCTTGTTGTAGAGGTAGTCGGCCGCGTCGATCGTCGCGCGGTTCGACTGATCGAGGATGCCGAGGATCTCGGGAGGAATCCCCTGGACCTGCCGCACCATGTCGCGCAGGTACTCGCGAAGTTCGAGCACCTGCAAGTGCTGGAAGTCGTACCCCATCTGCACGGCCTTCGGCTCGACGTTGACGAAGTGAGTCTTCATCGCGTTCGACACGCCGACGAGGTTCGCGTTCCAGTCGTTCTTGAATCGGTCCAGCTGCGTCTGGTCAGAGTTGGGGAGGCCGATCAGTAGGTCGGGCCGGCCGCGATTGTAGAAGCTCCAAGAGATCAGCCGCGCCGCGTTCTCGTCGGCGTCGAACTCGTCGTTGAGCGACTGCACGTCGCCCATCCCGCGCGCGTACGGGTTGACGATGTTGGCGTTCTTGTGCCACAGGATCTCGGTGATCGGAATCTGCTTCAGCCGCAGCGAGCCGAACTCAAGGTCAAACGTCGGATCGTCGGGCGTGGGCGTGCGCGAGATCCACGTCGGCGGGATCGGCCAGAGCGCCATCGGTAGCGACGTGCCGAGGAACGAACTCTTCACCCACGAGCCGTCGCGCGGCCCGCGGTCGATGATGAAGAACGCCTCGCCCATGATCTCCCAATGTGCCCACGCGACGAGCATCCCTTGCCGGCCAGGGAGCGCGGGGCACATGTCGGAGAGCAGCGTCAGGAGCGGGTGCTCGAAGATCGCCTCGGCCGCGCCGTCGTCGCGCAGTGCGTCGATCGCCTTCGCGCGGTACGTCGAGATGCCGTACTGGATGTCCTTGCGCCGCGTCGTGCGCTTCGTCGTCGGGTTCATCGTGCGCGTGATGCCCCACTGAAGCGTCGAGCCAGAGTAAGCAATGCGGCTCACTGTCGCGCGCAGCCAAGGGACCGTGTTGTAGGCCTGAAGCCACGCGTCGTTTCCGCGCTGCTTGCCCCAACTTTGCGAGACGGACGACGCGCCGCCGAAGACGGCCTGCCTCACGTTGCCAGAGAACACAGCGGAGGCGGCGGCCTTCAGTCGAGAAAAGACGCTCATGCTCGCCCCCTCATGCAGAGGCCCACGCCAGCCGGAACTTTTTCAATGCCGCGCGCCGAGAGAGCGCGCCGGCGCACATGGTATCAGGAAGGTGCCCGGCGCCGTACACATCATCCTGCGACGCGTAGCGGTGTTCGTTGTAAGCAAGCTCGATGAAAGGCCACACCATGTCGCCCTTCTCGACGTCGTTGATGTACTCCGTCACCGTGTCCTTGCGCTCGACGCCGACGAGGATCACAGCGTCGGGGCGCGGGTCGAGGGTGATGTAGCCGTCCACGACGTCACCGATGCCAGTGCCGTCGTGGTTCGCCTCGCCACCGTAGCGCCGCACGCGCTCCTCGAAGCGACCGACCATGTGAGGCCACGAGGTGCGCTTCATCGCCTCGAACGCCACGACGCGACGCGGCCTGACGTCCTCGCGCCGCGTGACGATCACGGTGCGGTCGACTTTGCGCGCCCAATCGGCGCCGTGCGAATAGCTCGCGCCGGGCACTGGCGCCTCGACCTCGATGTACTCGCCATCGCGGCCGACGAAGCTGCCCATCTCGCGGCGGAACATCGCCTCGACGGCTGCCGGCGCGATCGCGCGGCTCTCAGGGTTGGGCTCCTGGCCTTCGAACTCCGTGTTCCACATCGCCAGCGGAATCGACGAACGCTTCTGCTCGACGTCGAGGGCGTTGAGCCAGCCATGAGGCGTCATGGTTTCGCGATAGCAGTACTCGTACAGCTTCCAGCCCATGTTCTGCCGGCGAAGGCACTCGGTCATTGTGCCGTCGGCGTGCTGGTGCGTCGACGAGATCAGCGTCTGCGACGGGATCTCCCGCTTCGACATCGGCTGCCCGAGCGCTGAGTCGAGGAGCGTGAGCTTCATCTCGTCGGCTTCGTCGATGCGCAAGCGCTGAGGGTGAGGGCCGCGCACCGACGTCTCGCTCGCTTTGAGCGCCTGCACGTAGCCGCCCGTGCTCAACGTCTTGCGGTGCTGGTTCTCCTCGACGATCAGGTGACGCGGGGCGCTCTCGTGCTTCCACTGCTCGTCCATGTAAGCGAGCACGCGCCGCGACTGCTCCCCAGAGCCGCCGAGCACGTTCACTTCGGCGCCGAGCGTGACGGCCTCGACGTTGCCGAGGAGCGACATGTTGAAGCTCTTGCCGCCGAATGCGCGCGAGGCCTTGACGACCATTATGGGATGCAGTGCTAGATACGCATCGCGAAACACATCCCAGGGCGAGCAGTGGCCAGGGCACACGCGCGTGTAGGGGATCTTCACCCCGAACATGGCGTCAACGGTCGTCCACAGCTGCACCTCGTCTCGGATCACGCCGCGAGGGATCACGAGCCTCACGCCGCGCCACCGTTCCCGTTTGCCTTGCCGTTGCCACCGACCGCGAGCGCCGGCACGTCGATCGTCGTCTTCCCGTTCATACCGCCGCGCGTGCGGATGTAGTCGTTGAGCTTGGCGATGCGTTCGAGGTCGATCGGCTGCGAAGGAGTGAGGACGATCACGTCGCCGATGGTCGGCGCGAGCGGTGTCGGCTGCTCGTCGACCTCGACGCCGTTCAGCTTCCCGAGCAGCAGTTCGATCTGGCGGATCTCGCCGAGCAGCGACGGGCTCGTCTCGCCCGGCAGCGTGTCGACCTTCACTCGCTGGTGCGTGACCTTGCCGTCTGTGTCCTTCAGCATTTCCTGCTGCGTCTTCTTCTTCGATTCCTTCGCAAGCTCGACCTGCTCCCACGCTTCGCGCTTCAGCGATTCCAGGCGCTCGATCATCTCGCGCCTGTACGTGACGGCCGCCGCCTTCGTGTCGAGTTCGGCCTGCCGGCGGTAGTCACGCTCAAAGCGGCGAAGCGCGGCTGTCACGTATCCGGCCTCGACGCCGACGTCGCGCGCGATCTGGAAAGGCTTCAAGCCGCGCATGCGAAGCCGGCGAATGCGCTCGTCCATCGCCATGCGGGCGAGCTTGTCGCCCGGCGGTGGCAGCCCGCGCTGCTGGTCTACGAGCCTGAGATTAGGACGCTCGTCGCCGTCTCGGTCCGGGCCGTCCATACTTGCTCGCGCGCTCGCGCGCGTCCTCCAACTCTCGCCTTCCGCGCTGGGTAAGCTCGTAGTGTAGCAGGGGCTTCTTGTCGTCCAGCGTGAAGCGCAGGTCCGACATCACGAGTCCATCTGTGACGAGCGCGCGCAGCATCGCGCCCGCCTTCATCGAGACGCCGGCCCCGTACAGGACTCCCCTGCCGTGCGGGCCGCTGCTCGAAGGCCGCTGAAACGACGCCGGCCACCGCTCACAAGCGAAGCGCCTCGCGGTGATCGGCCCCTGCTCGGCCAGGACCTCCATCGCGAGGCGCTGCTCCTTGGTGAGCCGCTGCGTCTTCGCCGCCCACCCTTCAGGGCGAGCGGTTGCGGGTGAACGGTTGATGATCGGCCCCCTTCAGGACGTCTCGCTCGACTCTCGAAGCATCTCGCGCGTCCCGTGCTCTTCCCACGAGCTACGCAGGCTGTGAACCGCGACAGCGACGAGCCCGGCGAGGAAGCCTTTCCAGCCGGCCATCCCTGGCGTCGCCAGCATCGCGAGCAGCCACTGGAGCAGCAGGCCGAGCGCCGGCCCCATGATCCACACGAGCGCGCGCGGCATGTTCGGCTTCAGCTTGCGCACCGCGTCGACTGCGTACGGGAGCAGCGCGACAAACGCCATGTG